CCACAGGAATACCGGAAGACATCGCTTCTACTGCTGTACGACCCCAGGTCTCTTCCTTAGACGGCATAATCATTACCCAAGTCTGTTTATATACATCTTTAATCTGGGTTGTATGTTCAATATATTTTAAGTTCGGCAAGGTTTTATCCGTAATTTGTTTACGATATCCTCCAATAATTCCTAAAAACTCCTGATCGGGCATCGCCTTTGCCAGTTGTATAAGTAATGGACCACCCTTGTTCTCATTTACATTACTCAAGGTGACATACTTTGCCTCTTTTTTCGGTTCATCCAAATGACTATGATAGATACCGTATTTACGATAATCTACTGGCGGTCGAACAATACGAATAAAGTCATCGGGTAAGTCTTTTCGGGACGCTTTCAAACTATGTGAATTAAAGACCGCCCATTGACGTCCTTTGATACGCTCGTCAAACCAATGCGGTCCTACAGCCCGTACATAGTTATCGGTATGAACCCATTCCAAAAAAGGGAGACCGAACTTATGCGCAATCCACAACGATTGCTTACGATAAATATACGAATGGCTCATCAAAATATGTGTATCTTTGAGAAGTTCAAACAGAGTTTTGGTATTGTATAAATCAAAACAGCGGACGCCCTCATAGGTTTTATTAGGGTAGCCAGGTGTGCCGACCCAGATATCATATAAATACGGTTTGCGCAATAAATGTTTGTTTATCGTATGCGCACAAATCTCTGACCCCGCATTGACAAACGGTACATAATCGTGTAAAATCCATAAGACACGAATACGAGTACCAGGAGTATCAATTGTATCCCAAGAGGGCCAGTTTTCATATTCAATGTTTGCCGCTTTTTCGGGAGAAATAGTCAACATATGTTTTGACCGTGCGTCTCCAAATATCAAAAGTACAGCGAGTAACAACACTATATAAATCCAAATCTCTTTGGACATCCCTTACTTTGTAATGATATTTTGAATTGTAGCATCTGCGTCTTGCTTTGATTTTATAGGTGTGTTATACCATGTATCTAAAAATTTTGTATCATGAGGTTTCCTGGTCTTCAAACAATTTAAGATATACAACATCATACGGTAAATATTCCATTGGTCGGCTACACCCGCAAAGTGTAATAGAAAATCGCCTGGTTGCCACAGTCTGGCTGCTGGGTCGGTTGCCATGTTTTTAGGGCCAAAAAGGTAAGCGTTAAATCGTGAATGGTCGGCGATTGTCTCTATCTTCGCAGCATCTTGAGGATTCTTCTCCGCTACATCAATCATCGCCTTATTTTCCCACCAAATATGATGAATAAACTGAGTCTGTTGATAGGTACGATTGATAAAATCTTTGAGCCATGCCGATTTACCCCTCAAAAGCATATTTCCTGAGTTAAGATTTCCACACACATCCCTCGTCCAAAGAAGATCTTTGTTCGCAGGTAATAATGGTAGAACATGGCTTGTTAAAGAAAGCTCTGGATTTGTAATAATAACATCGGCATCCGACCAGAATAAATAATCGTAATTATCTATGTAATTCAAAATGAAACGAAGTTTTGACCAGGGAATGGGTCGGCTTCTGTCCCATACCTCTTTTCCGCCGCAAATAAAATCGTAACCGTGTCTTTTCGCATAGTCTCGTTTCGTTTCTAATCCTGGTTCCATCGCCTTTGTATAATCGGCTCCAATAATCATGGTTATAATCGCAATTCTTGGTTGGGTCATTATTTCAAAAAAATTGAAAGTGTTAAATGAGTTTATAATTTTCTCACACAAATTATCCTTAAATATGCCTACAGAATGTGTCCCAACTCCATCTATTAAAATTAATAAATATATTAAGAATAATAATGGAGATTATGTTTGTCCGCACGAAGGTTGCGGTAAAATTACTGAAAAGCAGAATACTATGTATTATCATATTATGAAAAATCATAGTGAATCTTTACCCTTTCAATGTACACGCTGTAATGATAAACCACAATTCCTACAACGTTCAGGTTATCTAAATCATCTAGCAACAAAACACGCAAATGATTCAAAATTAAATGAAAAAGAAAAAGAAATTCTAGGTCTAAATGAAAATCCTGTTGTAAAAGTCTCTTATAAATGTCCACACGAAGGTTGTAAACAAGTAACAAAAACTAAAGCAAATATACTTATTCATTATGCTCGTACTCACGCATTAGATTGGATTCCATCCTATGTACGCGGTGAAGCGTGCGTTGGATGTCAACAAGTATTTCTATCATCTTCCGCTTATCTCTATCACAGCATAAACTGTTTTGAAGAGATGGCAACTCCTGATCAATTGAACATCATATCACGAATTAGATAAAGACCATGATATCCAATAGCTGCAAATCCTAATAAAAGTAGCATCTCAAAATATCGTCGGTTTGTATCTTTTTTCAAGTATCCAATAATTAAGAGTAATGGTGCCACGAGTAGAATATGAATCCAATTTATCCAAGCACTTTGACCGTCTTTGAGTTTAAGATACGCCTTGTACGACTGGTAAAAGAGAACTATCAAACCTAAAATACCCAAACCGGTAAAGAGAGTTTCTGGAATATTCTCTCGTTCAATACCGACATATAGAAAAAGTGGACCTACAAAAAGTAGATGGAAAAGATGAAGTGCCACGTACGAGGTTGATGACATCACTCTAAAAAATGACGGCGATTTTCTTTTTATGTTTAAATGTCAAATGGAACTTTCCTTATTTTGTGACGGCTCGGCGCGCAACAATGGACGTGTAGGGGCGAAAGCCGGCTTCGGCGTCCATATTTGTAATGGGAATACTACTATTCATCAACATTCCGCTGCCATTCCGGGACACGAGCCTCAAACAAATCAACGTGCTGAACTGCGTGCTCTTGAATATGTTATCCGTTATATCGCTGATGGAGGGCACGTGGGTGCGAAGATTTACACCGATTCAAAATACAGCATAGATGTTCTAACAAAATGGTGTGAGGGATGGGAGCGGAAAGGGTGGCGAAAAGCGGATGGTAAGCCAGTGCTACACCAAGATATTATTCAACCGATGTGGATTCAATGGAAAAAGATTCGGTTGGTCACGAATATTGTACATGTGCCCAGCCACACGGGCGGCTTGGACTTTGCGTCGCAAGGAAACGCCGAAGCGGACCGATTGGCCACGGCTGCTACAACTTAATTCGCCCTTCCGCCTGGATTTTTTATTTCGTTCTTATAGGATGAATAACCAGAAATTGTATAATTTCATTCTTTGGTTAATGATTATGGGATTGATAGGATACTTTTTTTATCGTATGTACACTCCTTATAGTCCAGCCCGTATTGATGATATCTGGGTCATTAATTTGGACCGTTCACCAGAACGATGGGAACATATGCAAAATAAAACTATGAGATTTTCTCATATGGTTACCCGTTTTCCCGCCGCTGATGGCAAAATGATTACCAACCGAGATGATGTCCATCCAGAGGGGGTCGGCTACTATTTTATGACCCAACAGAATAAGCGGGACGAAATCATTAATAAAGGTGTAGTTGGTTGCTGGTTGTCACACAAACGCCTCTTACAGCATTTGGACTCTATAGAATGTTCAAACGACTGTGGCCATCTCATTCTAGAGGACGATGTAAATATACCCGACGATTTTATGATGGGTACCGATGCGTGGTCCAGCATTTCTAAAAATGTACCCAGCGACTGGGATATTGTCTATTTAGGCTTAAGCGGTGACGTGAAAGGAATTCCAATCGCAGATAATATTATCAAACTAGAGCCTGACAAAAAAGAGCAATATGGCACCCACGCTTATCTGGTGAAACATGGCTCTATAAAAACCAAGATTCTACCCGCACTTCGTTTTATGACCGACGCAATTGATGAACAATATAATACACTGTTCGGTGACCTTAACGCCTATTGTATCCGTCCTGGAATCATCAATCCCCATGAAGATGTCAGTAGTAAATCGGATATTTTGGCTATAAGTTAGCGTTGTTGATGTTTGATTTCGCCGCCAACTCATCGTTATATCTTATTGTGGGTGGATCACAAATATAAATATTCCAATGGTCAGCCATCATATCATAGTGAACATCAATCTCATCCGTCATGCGTTTGATGCTCGGTAAAATCTTTGTCTTGAGAGCACCATGGCGCACTAAGTAGGCGTGTGCGCCCCAATTTCCCTTATTATAGGTTGTTCGCATTTTCTTGATACCAGGCGCAACCGTGGTTCCAATAATCGGCTTTTTGATTCCTAAGAAGACCATATCCCAGTCGCTGGGTATATTTTTGGAAACTGTAGACCAAGCGTCCTTTCCTGTTAAGAAATCGGTAGGAAACTCCGCATCGTCTTCACAAATCAAATGGCCGACATTATCATCTGCCGGCTGCTCCGCTAAATAAGTAAGCAAGCGTTTATGAGAAATCCAGCATCCAACGGCGCCCACATTTGCCGATGTAATTCTATCGGTCTTACCATCCTTTTCAAAATCTCGTGATAAGGTTACTACATACCCAACACCGTATTTCTGTGCCTGGTCTCTAGTTAAATCTTTACCGTAAGTTGCCGACCAACGATGTACCATAGAATTTAAATGATTTGTTTTGGACTGTATATTATTCCAACGCTCTGCGTCTTTATCAAGATTGATGACCCAAATATCTTGGATTCTTGGAGCGTTGTATCCTTTAAAATGTAAATAAATGGCAATTATACCAAATATAGATACCAATGCGAGCAAAAAGGGCAATAGACCACGCATAGGCTTAATCTTCGCCATCCTTAAACAGGGCTACGATTATTTTAGTAAAGTTGACAGATATTCTGCCGATTCTAACGCTCCCTCCATCCATGTTTGTGTAAGACTCACCGATTCTCCAGTCAAATAAAGATTCGGCTCGGGATTATGTGCTATTTTAGATGCCTCTTCAGGACTATAGTCGCCAGGCAACCAATAGGTACAACCACTCGGCCATTCATGTTTCTGTAAATAAGTGGTTTTTGGTATTACCATATCGGGAAATAGTTTTTCTAACTGTTTTTTCAAAGCCTCTTCTAACGCATCTCCATCCAAGCCGTTCCAGAAATGTGTATCATCGCCGTCGGTGTACGAAATCATTATTAAGCCCGATTTTGGATTTATAGGAATTATGAATCGTAATGGCCCATCAGTGACGACCTTTTCAGGAATGTTTAAGGGTGGTTGATATATGGCGTAAATACGAGTAAGGGGACCTGTCGCCAGTTGTTTCATCACAGGGTTATTTTTAAGGATATCAAAATTTACATAACCGCATCGGCAGGTGGCAATAATCACCTTATTCGCCTCAAAACGAAACGGTTTCCGGTTTATCTTTTTACCATGGACTCCTGTGATTTCAAACAAATCAGGTGCAAGACGCTTGATGCCGGTCACATTGTAGCGGTTTTTGAGGACGGCACCCGCCTTTTCCGCTGCGTCGTGTAAATGGGTGGTAATTGAATCCAGGCCCTCTTTCAATCCGTAGTATTCGTTCGGTTTGTCTGCCCCCATCGTTTCGTCTGGTTCAAATAGAGGGAGTGCTACATCGGCGCGCATCAAATTGAACTCGCACCAATAAGGGTAGTTTTTGAGTACTGGTTGTAACTCTTTGGGAACTAACTCTGTTACTGTATGTTTGGCCAATAACTCTTTTGGGAGCTCTTTGAGAATTTTACGAATGGGGTCAAACAGCGGAATGAAATTGTTGGGATGTCCGTTGACGGTGCTTTCGGCCGAAATGGGGTACGGAGTGAGTCCAAATCGTTTAACGAGTGCGCCTACCCGCTTATGGGAGTGAAAGATACGACCGGCGCCGATTTCGTACTGAAGCCCTTTTTCCTTGTTGCGGTAGGTGACGACTCTGCCGCCCCACATTTTATACTGTTCTAAAACAATGACGTTATTCCTGGATCCCTTTTTAGCAAGGTATTCAGCAATAGTGAGACCAGCAAGACCACCACCGATAATGATGATATTTTCAGTCTCCATTTACTTATTAAAGAGATTGAATCCAGCGACAAATCTCCTCAGTATTACTACTCTGTAGTCGGTCTACGACCCGCTTTGGCTGAAAGGCCATAAAAGTTGGGAAACCGTTTACTCCACAGTATCCTGATGTAAATTTATTAACGGTGTATTCGCATTTCCATAGCGTTAAACCTTTTGCCGTTGCCGCCTTATCCACCTCGGGAAGATTGATATTACGACAGTAGCCACACCAGTTGGCGGTAAAATAGATTAAAAAAGTTTTATCACTTTTTCTCATACCGTCAATTGGGGCAGACTTGGGGTCGGCCATCCACATTGTTTCAAAATCGTTCTGGCTGTCTAACAATTTCATCCGTACTGATTACTTATAACGTCGTAAAATCCTTTTAGACCTCCAGCTAAAACCACGGCAGTGAGAACGCCGGCGATGACGGGTCCAGGTCCGCCTACAAACTCCTTACGGGTACCACCGGATTGGACTGGTGTAGGTGCGAACTCCGCCTTTTTGGCCGGCTCTGGTGCTGGCATTGGTGGCAATTCAGGTAGCACTGGCGCAGTTGGTGTGGGCATTTTAGGAAGTTCTGGTGGTGCGGTAGGTGTGGGAACCCCAGTAATCTGTGTGGGGAATCCATACTGCGCTAAGCCAGGCATTGTAGGTTGGTCTGGTAATTCAGGGAGTTTCGCATTTAATGCTGCTACAACCGCCGGTGACATCAATGGTGCTATAATATCTTTGTAAATGCCACTGTATGATATTTGTGGTATTGGAATTGCCGGTATATCAAAATCAAAGCCACCTTTCGCTGAATCCATCGTTTTAGTGACTAAAAACTTGTGACTATTGATTGGTTCGTTGAAAAATATACTATACGGCAAAGGGGCCCATATACCGTTGTCCAAAATATTCTTCGTCATGAACAGTGCGTGTACACTATCCCAAACAACCCATATGAATCCAAACAAGAAAAGGAAAATATTAAAGACGCTTAAAACTTTTGCCAATCCCTGCCAAATATCTCCCATGTAGAACTTATCGGCGCCCAAGAAGCCAAAAAATACCGCTAAAATTGTATAAACTAAATACGATTTCTCGGCAAAATATTTCTGCTTACCATCATTTTCTAAAAACACTCCGCGTCCTATACCACAGATCCAATCAAATGGAGAGGTTAATCCCTCTTTGCGAATCTTTTTACCATCGTGTATAATTTGTATTAAATCCCAGTAATGCCACATACCAAGTGAAAAGACGTTGAACGCTAATTTCATCATTCCAGTTTGAAAACTACGTAAATAGAAATGGTCGGCACCTATGAGTCCAAACATAACTGAAAGAATTACAAAAACGTAATAGTTTCGGTCTGGATGTTTCCACGTATCAATATCCGATATATGATGTGGCGTTTTTCCACCAATGTGTCCCTGTTCGTTCTGTTGGTCCTGTTGGTTCTTTTGGTTCGCTTGCTGGTCTGGTGATGTAGGTGGAATTGCTGGTGCTGGTGGTACCGGTGGTGCGGGTGGTACCTGTGGTGCGGGTGGCACCGGTGGAGCGGGTATTGTCGGACCAATGGACGACATCTCTATTGATTTTTATCTTAATTTATACAGTGAATAGAACGCCACCCAAACCAGCAACAATACGAAGTACATTGTAATTAGTCGCATATGTAGTGACACCTGAAGGATACGATTGAACTTGTGGGTTCATGGTGAGTTGTAATACAATTGAATCCAGACGACTTCCGTTACATGTACCCATAGGTTGCTCCACCTCCGGGGCTAAACTAAATGAATACACATAAATAAAATCGTTAGGAATTGCTGTATGACGTTGCCAAGGCTGCATTAAGCGGAAATACTGTGCCGATTGCTCCTCAAATCGGTCATAGCCGTCAAACTGTAGGAGCGCCGTGGCAATAATATCTAAGTTTGGAATACCGGTCTCGTTCAACATACGACTGCCGTAGTTGAACCATTCGTGTGCTTGAAGCATACGGTCTTCGTTTACAACCCAAACCATTTCCTTAATTGGATTGTTGAACACCAAAGGAACCGAAATACGGGTTGTATTCAGTGGAATACTATAACGTTTCTGCTGCTGAACCTGTTCAATGAGATATTCGTGGCGCGATGAGACAAAACGACGACGTTCTTCCGTATCCAGGTAAATGTAATCACCCCACATTACCATATCGGTAATAATGACTGGATTCTGCGTTAAGGTTGTAGGTGGATTTGGACTATTGTTTAAAATCGCATTTTCTAAAGAATTGCTGAACACTAAGTCGTTTCCGTTCTTCAAACGGATATAGAATCGTACGGGTGTGGCTTGAAGCGCAATAAGGGGTAAGGAAAGACCTGGATTCTTACAAAACCAGAAGTCTAGCGGTACGAGGAGATTAAGTGGTCCAGATTGCGATTGGTCGTTAAAAACCTCTTGAGTTCCCGTCATAAAATTAATACCATCCTTCTTTGACCCCGGTGTAGTCAACTGTGTCCATAGATACATCCATTCACCGTAATGACGGTCCACTTCCTGTTGGCCGATCCAAATACTAATGTAATCAATCATCGCATAGCCGACTCCGTTGACCCAACTCACTGAATTGGTAATTTGAGCATAATCGGTTGGTGCTTCGGTTATGACTCCCTGTGGATACGGTTGCGGTCCAGCGGGTGTAATTTTCGGCAAATTTATCTGTAAATAAACCTGTGATAGAAGATCACCTTGACGGGGAACCGTGACTGTAATCAGTTTACCAAAATCAACAGCGGAATCAAATGGGATGCGCTGCGTTTCAATACTGAAGTTTGTATAGCGACGATACACTTGTTTGAAAAAAGTTGTCTGTGGATTACCGGAAAGATATATATCTTGACGTCCGGTAGCAACTAACTGTAGAAGTCCTCCTGAATTGGACATGTTCCTCTTACTCTACGTCTATAAGTTGTTTTTAGATACTGCGTATTCGCATCTTAGCCAAAAATGCCTATCAACTTTAGAATGGCGTATCCTACGGGTGCGAATTTAAATGCTTTACTGCTTCAGCAGTTAAATTTTAGAACTGCCGGTAATTACCCTATCTCTTCGTTGTACACTTTGTATGCGAATGGACAAGGTCAAACATATTGGAGTAATAGTTTGAATCCTGCCACCCTAGGAATATTAAGTACCTCAATCGGTAATGCGCTTGAAAGTACAAATAATGAAGTGAGTATTTTATCTACCGATGTTTATAATTTGACGAACGATTTAAGTACTCTTACCTATTACACCTATTCGTCATTTAGTACTACGTTTTATTATTTGAATATATGTCTTAATATCTCAACGAATCTAAATAACGCATTTTTGTCTACTGCCAATTCATTTCAAATTCAACTAAATTCGTATTATCAAAGTACGGTAGATATTTGTTATAGTACATTAAATTCATTAGAAACGGTTTCAACATTCAATAGTGATCTTAACACTCTTAATTCGTCAATACAGATATATCTTTCTACTTTGAGTACCGGTATAGGACATCAGGATGAAACAACCTCTAGTTTATTAATTCAATACATTAACTATCAAACTATTTCAAGTTTACAATTTACATCTCAACAGATTTCATCTTTAACATCCACATCCGCTACACAACAACAATTAAATAATTTTAGCACATCAATAAACACTGCGTTACTCAGTACTTCCGCAGGTTTATCAGGAGAAATTACGAATACATATAATTTTATTGAAGATGTGAGTACCGCTGTATTATTATTAAATAATTCACTGCTGAGTACCTCGGCGAATCTACAAGATTCTATTTTTACTCTATCAGGTGAAATCGGTAATCTTAGTACTGGAATTGGTACACTTTCAGGAGAGTTTAGCAGTTTCTTTTATACAACATCAACTTCTACAGCAGGGTTTTCGTCTGAGATCTCGTCATTATTTGGTATTGCGAATCAAACCAATGCTGAAATTAGTAGTTTGAATTCACAAGTAAGTATCATAACAACAAGTAGTATTTTAGAAGGAATTTATACCTCTTTTATTGAATTGGAACAATATACTGTGAATTTAATTAATAGTACCAACACAGCGTATGTCTTTTACTTGTCTACAGCATTATCAACTCAAACTTCTATTATTGACCAAGTTGTAACATCAAGTGTTTATCACGCTATCTCTAGTTTAGCGGGTAATGTATCAACCGCTATTATATCACTATCTGGCGAAATATCAACTGCTTTATATACATTATCAGGCGAAATATCAACTGCTTTATACACATTGTCTGGAGAAATCTCAACCATTGCTGCCAGCGCCAACGCAGCCGTTTCATCCGTCAGCGGAGTCCAAGTTATACAACTAAATTCCAGTAATTTTGTAGGTCAGCTTGATTTTATCAATTACCGTAACTTTACAATTCAAGTGAATAATATTGCCGATTTAGCAAACAGCACATATCGCGTCTCGTTCAATCCATATAATCTTCCCAACAACATTTTACAACAGGGTGTAATTCTATTGGATATTAGTACAAATACGCAAACTTACAATCAATATGGAAATAAACTGGCACTTGATTTGAATCGTTGGGGAACAATTAATAATGGCGCCTTCTCCGAGTTTCCAATGATAGCAGATAGTGCTTACAAAGCGGAATACATCTATAGTCTTTACAATAGTAATGTATATACTAGTTTGACAAATATCTGGCCATATCAAAACACCTACAATCTCAATGTCTCCTCTATCAATGATAACACTGCGCTAGATCCAACGAATGCCAACATTTATTCTACTGGAACTACACTGGAACTCACATGGCAGATGTATTTATTTAGTACATTCGTAGATGGATTTTCCTCATTTATCAATGTTGATGTTGATATGAGCGGTGCGCTCGTACAGAGCTACGGCCCCTACAGTTATGCACAAAGCACTATTCAAATCTCAATGCCTGATGGCGGTTATCCAGCTGGTACCGGTTTCGTCTCAACGGTGTTTACCTCGTATGTAATTGGAGAACCCGCTCAGGGCTCATTCGTTTACGGTGCGGCTTATTATCCATAATTTCTAACAGAAATATAAATGGGTGCTGCTTTGTCTGCTATTGCACCTCGTCTCCTTATCCCAGGATTTTTCATAGGACAGAAGGTGAAACAGGGTGGTCCGCTTGAAGATATTGCGGTCTCTTCCGCTTTTTCAATCTTTTTTATCACAGCGGTCATCGTTGGATTTTCAAGTTCACCCGCACTGGCGATAATTCCTAGTATCGCCTGTTTAGCCTATTCGCAAATAATGGCTCATCCCGAAGACTCTGACCGATGGCGTCATAGCGACTGGCTTTTAACTACACCGCTTATGTTGGCAGCACTGTTATATGCCAACGAAGTCCCAATTACAGTGATTTTGCCTATGGTCGCCTGTGATTTATTGATGATTGTTGCCGGCTATCTTGGTACAAAGAGCAAGGAACCGATGGAGTCCAAAGGATATTTTGCTCTTGGTATGCTCGCCTTCTTACCCATCATTGCCATTCTGCTTCAACAAACAAAGCATAAAATAGCAGTCTATTTGACTCTTTTTGTCTGGTCTCTCTATCCAATCATCTATTATCTGGACGAATATGTTAAGATAGAGAAAAAGTATAGTACAATTTCGTACGCAATTATGGATGTGATCTCCAAAGTAGGTTTGATCTACTTTTTACATATTTAACGAGTGGGTTAAAGAGGAGACACACTCTAAAAATTAATTGGTTTCATGGACGCACGCCATCCAATTACAGGAAAACCGATACGTATTTTACGATCTGAAACAAATATTACCACAGACCGTAAAAACTTTTTATGGGCTAGAGCAACATTCCAGAAGGGAACCCGTTGGAATCGTTGGCATTGTGTAGTAAATGAGCCAGAAGCGATTGAAGTCGTTGGCGCATCTGCTCTAACCGCTGTTATTATTCAAAATGGGGGAGACATTGATACTTGGATGAATGCTTTGAACCCTGTGCTTTCTAACAATAGTGAATGTCTGGTTGTTGTTGCTGCCGACGCGCTTGAGACTATGGAAATGCGTGGATTCAAGTGGGACCATACGCTCACCATTGAAGAACTTTACGACAATTATCCGTTTTTAGGGGAACCGGTGCGCAGCGGCGACTCCGTTGAAAAGGCGATTTTATGTCTCGCACATTTACTTCGTATGAATGTCGTTGTCTGGACCTCCGCTGGGGACAGAGAGGGTTTGGATCTCGGTTCTCGCATTGTATACGATGCTTGGGCTCGGTCTCTAGAAGATGTCAAACTCAAATCGGTGGCCGCCGATTCGGCCGATACCATCATTCCTCAAACCTGGCTAATTCAACAGTATTTTCGCCATCCTACCGCACGACGAAGCCGAGAAATTCGTCTGTGTTTGGAGAAAAACGTTGAATGTCCTTGGATTGACCATATCTTGCTGCTGAACGAAGTTGAATATACTGACTTGCCTGGCAGCGATAAAATCGTCCAGGTCGTCCTCGGTAAACGTCTCACCTACTACGATGTATTTGTGGCCATTAAGGAACGAGTACCTGCCGGTGCCTTTGCTATATTCTCAAACTCCGACATCTGGTTCAATGATACACTATCGTATTTGTGGAAGATTTCGCTGGCCGAAAATCGCCTATTTTTAGCGTTACTACGTTGGGAAGATGTACCAAATGGCGCACCACACATTTTTGGACCCCGTGCGGATTCACAAGATACATGGATTCTTGCCAGTGATACGCTCGCCAATTTTACACCCACCGTGGAAGAGCTTGGATTTCCGTTCGGTCAATCTGGTTGCGATAATGTAATCACCATCGTTATGTTGAAACATAAATTCCTTGTGGTCAATCCCGCCTATTCCATCAAAACGATGCATCTTCATAACTCCAACATTCGTAACTACGAACCCAAAGATGTCCTCTATCGCCCCGCCTTCCTTTACATTGACCCCACACCTATTCAATCCATGCGAGTCTGTAAAAATCTTGCTTCCATCGGTAAATTGCCGGTATCCATGGAATCGTTATGGAATCGTACTGCGTTCCGTAAATCGTTTCCTCGTCCTATACTAGCGGTTCAGGAATCTACACCCAAGGCGATTTGTACTATGTTGCGCCATATAGGCGACGGTGACGGCATTGATTTGTACAATTTCCAGGCTGGCGAGCAAAACATGTATACGCCTAAGCCCGACGCACTATCATTGTATCATTTTCAAGGCGGTAAATTTATTAACCGTCAAGGACTCATCAGTTCGTTCAAAGATATCTTCGTTGGTGCCCATAAGGAGTGGATTAGCGCTTGGGAATCGTCTCGGGTTAGTAATATGATGCCCTCCATTCATGTACCTTCTATCATCTCAATTCCTATTGCGGACGAATGTAAAACGACCCTGAGCCAATGGATTCTCCAATATCTGCCTAAGGTTCTAACAATACGACGATTACTCAAGTCGTGTAATTTGACGGTTCCAGAATTCTTGGTACCACAACTTAACGATATAACTCCGTTTTTACGCGATTGTGTTTGGTCCGCTGCTGAAAAAGGAAATGTGACCCTCGTACCGATGATGGACGATATGAATTATTACTCGGAGGATGTATGGGCGTTGCCACCATCGGCCGATCATTCTCTCGTCTCGGCGGAAGACATTATGTTGTTGCGTGAATTGATTGAACCGGTTGCCGATGAACCTACAATGCCGGTTGTACTCTTCTGTGTAGATGACGACCCTGAGGCGGTCTGTACGCGTGAATGGGCCGAATCGGTTGCGGAATTTATCTTCGCCAAAGGATGGATTGTTCGCTATGTGTCGGTGACCGATACAGCATCGGTGCGACGACGAGCGTTTGCTCACGCCTCGTGGATTCTCGGCTCCGCCGCCTCCTCTGGTCTTGACTACATTTGGTTGGCACCACCTGGAGCGTATGTCATGGAGTTCAATTACGCCGAAAAACCACGTGGAGACCGTATCCATTTGGCCGGTGCCGCTGAACTCAACTACGTCGCTGGTCTCATTCAACGTGAACCGATTGAAATTCGCCGACAGAACGCCCTTTTAGAAGTGGGCGCCGCTGTGCGAAAATTCGGTTTCAAGGATATGCTCAAGGTGATTCGTGATAAAAGTAATGGAAATAAAATCCCTCGTATTTTAGTACCTACTGGTAAGGCGTTAGAAGGAATATGGTCTCATAGTGGTGATACATTCCGCGAGATGGTGGATATCTGGGCGGAGCGAGAATACATTCATCTTGAAAAAACGGAGGATAGTGGATATTGCTGGTGGGGTGCTATAGGTGAGGTACTATTGTACGACCGTCCAACTCCGCGCTGGTGGTCATCGCCACCATCGTACCAAATGGCGATGTTCGGCAACTGTCCTCCTCCTGGTCCTGAGACTCATAAGCTACGACAATCGGTGTGGGGATTCTGGCCCCGCTCACCCCGTGCGATTGAGTTGGTCGTCGCCGATAAAAAGAACTTGCTCAGCTTCAACAAACGTCCTATTTCTTCACTGTTTTTGGGTAAGATTGAAAATGGAATACAACAAGCGAATCGCACTCGCCACGATTGGAGCAAATGTGTAGAACTCTTCTCTATGCCTGTGGATAGCACCGGCGCACCATACCCTTACACGCAGACCGAATACTTGGACAAACTATGCCATGCTCGTTTCGGTCTCTGCTTGCCTGGCTTCGGTCCCAAATGTAATCGTGAGATTGAATATTTCGCCTGCGGTGTAGTACCCATCATCACCGATGGTGTAGATATGAAAGGGTATTTAGTCGCACCCAAGGAGGGCGTCCACTACTTCAAAGCATCAACACCCGCCGATGTTGCTCGTATTGTCAAAGAAACCACAGCGGAAACTTGGTCCAAGATGTCGGTCGCAGGACGTGAATGGTGGCAGTCGTATTGTTCTGCCGAGGGTCTGTTTCGTCTCACTTGGACCCGTATTGAACAGTGCCGTCCATTCTTTAATGTCGGTATTCCAAAACTGTTTCCTCTTCATTAGATTATTTAAACCTGTTTTTGTAAAGTTCATTTAATGGACTATACAAAAATCGCAAATAGTCGTTATTCTGCCGGTGTGTTTATCAATAAACCGGCCGATGGTCCTTCGGTTGAAGTAGTATTGAATAGAACCTTTTCAAATGATTTGCCTCATATATCGGTAGTAACTCCTATTTACAATCAAGAGGGGATTATTGAACGAAATTTACGGTCAATTATGGATACTATGACCGAAGTTCCGTACGAAATGATTTTAATTGTTGATTCATGTAACGATAGAACCGAAGAGATAGTCCGTGGAATGTTTAGTACTGGAGAGTTTCCTGTGCTTCTAACAAATGTGGTGGTGATGGTTTCGGCTGCGCCGCTTTTTGAGACCGCCGCCGATAATCTCGGTTTCCTTTGTAGTCGTGGAGAGTACATTTTGGAGATTCAGGCCGATATGATGATGATTGAGCGAGGATTCAACATGAGGCTTTTGCGTCCTTTTTCGGTGGTTGAGGGGCTGATTGCTGTGAGCGGTCGTTGCTGTCATGGATTGACCTATCAGGAGGGGGTCGGTAAAATGGGTGTGGCGGTAGAAGCGCCTCTAGATTCGCGATTAGACCGTGGAGTCATCTATATTGGCGAAACCTGTAATCGTGGTCCTATCATGCTTCGGCGAAGTATGGTAGCGGCACTAGAATATTTAGATGAGGTGAATTATTTCTTAGATTATAGCGAGCACGATTTATTTACCCGTGCGCGTATACAGCGCTCGTGGCTGTGCGGATACGTTCCTATGGAGTTTTTATCTCCTTGTAGCGATGGTTCCACTCGTAAGCCCCGTGATCCTGTGAACCAATCCGTTTACGAGGCGAAATCGGCGGTCTACGGACGCCGAGAGGGATTTATGTACAGATGGTTAGCAACTGGACCTGAGCCATTTCCAATCCGTGCTATTCCAATCCAATAAGTCGGCGATAGTTCGCTATCGGTTTATGTGATTTGAATTTCCTTGTAAAGTTATCAAACCACAAACGGAACGAAACACATTCAAATGCGGTTTGTGAATACCAATGAGTGTGGATGGACTGTAACGGTTTTCCGTCGTATCTTATTCCTATGCTTTGGTCTGCGCGGAAGAGGCTGAAGCGTTCCTGAATTTCTCGTTGCGGCGTGGTGGATTGTTGCATACGCCACCAGCCGAAATTCACCTGTGGTGGAAATTCATATACGGCCTCTTTTGGGAGCGAGTTGGCGAGGTCTTCTAGTGCCGCCTGTTCAAAAAAACGGCTCTTGTGTCCCAACTCTTTCCACTTTGGTAATAGGGCTGCCGATTTGAACCACATATAGCCCGCATTGTATTTGCCGTATTTTGCTTCGTCTTGTGGCTTAATCATATGTTGGGAAAGGGCGAGTTCAGTGTTGGGCGGAATAGAGGGCAAGGGGGCTAAGTGCGAAATATCCGCATCTAAAAACCATGCCGGTTCTGTGGGATTTTGGCCGAACATCCATTCAAGGACTTCCGCTTTTTCGTAAGTATAATCCTTGAACAGGGAATCGTAAATGGTTCCCTTGGTGCGTTCCATTTGCGGACGCTTGAGTCCCTTGTACTTATTCATCGCCTCTTTTGTGTGAATGGTGAGTTTGGATTTGATTTGATGTACCGGTGTCTCTTCATCGGTATATACGAATAATTCGGCCGTTGGATGCCATTGTTCTAGTGTTTTTACAAACAAGGTAAAGTCTTCCAACGCTTCCTTTCCGGTGACAATGAGTCCAATACGTGGTGGTGGTGGTGCTGCCATTTTATTTGGTTAATGGGGTAAGAGTTTAAATATCTAACCAAAGTAAGAATGTCTTTTAATTATCCAAAACCGCCACCAACAGTTCCCGCACCTTATTTAGGTCCGCTCGGTATCAATCACAATGAGACCGCTAATCTTATTAAATCGGTCTATTTAGCGTCAGGGGCTGAAAATGAGCCGGCAATCAATAATAATTATTCTCATTATTTCAATGCGACCCATAGTTTAATGAAGCAGTCGCCAGGAATCGGTCTAGTTGAACCTCATAGACTTCTTGAGGAGATGTTGAGAGGAGATAGAGTGTATATCAATAGATATCCTGAAGACCAGCGGGACTTTATCCGCTACTTCATGAAAATATATCGTAATCAATACAAAATTCATTATTTTTTTAAAGATAAAAGTGGAAAATTGTTGGACGACCCTTACTATTGGATTAGTCATAGAAACACTCGTAGAAGTAAAAAACAACGTCACAGAAAGACTCGTAGACATCATTAATTATTTTTAGGAGCGGAACATCATTTTAGTGCGGTCCTCGGCATTTTGAAACCATTGGTCTCGTTCATCATCGCTCATAATTACTTCTTGGGTCTGCTTTGGTTCAGCAGTTAGACGAACAAGTGGTTCATTGAGTGGAGGAAGGCGCTTAGAGAAGAAGCGGGACTTTTGTCGTGGCTCTGCGGGTGGCAAAGGTTCCTGTTGTACTGGACTTGAGCATCCATCTTTACAAGTATCACACCAGCAGATATATTCATAATCCTTGAATTCAGTGGAACATCCGCATTCTGAGCATCCCCATTCCTTTGGATTGAATGCGAGGATTTTTGCTAAAGCACGCAAAGTCTCTTCTGTACGCTGGATGTGAAAGTCTTCCATTCCTGGCTTACAAATTACGAAACTATTCGTCATTGGATTCCAGTTTACGGCGGCGAATCCTCCATCGTAATCTGGTATTTCGGCGACCGGCGCCATTCTTCTCAGGTCGGCACCACTTGTTGTATAATTGCTGGTTTCACCTTGTTCTTCATAATATTCATAATCTTTGTAAAGTTCGTGGTAATTATTCATTTTGGAAAGTAGGAAGTTAATTGCTTGTGGAGGGAGGAGGGGGTGAAATTTTGGAATGCGCCAAATATGTTATCAATTTTTTCAAGTTGCCTCGGTTTCTAAAGTAGAAACGGTTGGATCTGTAACTTCATGAGCATGTGACTTTTGGCCATTAATTGTGCTCATGGCAGCAGCAATTGCTTGACCTATTTCATCTTGTGTAGGATTGGAATTTCCTGAACTGGTGATATGTGATATCGCTTGTGAAATCAAATCGGCGGTAGTTGATGGGGAAATTACGGGCTCAGGTGCTGATTCAGCGACCGGTTCTAGTTCAGGTGCTTTCTCCTCTGCCACTACCGCTTCTACAACGGTCTCAGCCGCCTCTGCTACTTTTACCTCTTCTTGGGCTTTCGCTTCCGCCTCTGCTGCCGCCTTCGCTTCTGCTTCAGCCTTCGCTTCCGCCTCTGCTGTCGCCTTCGCTTCCGCTTCAACCTTTGCTGCCTCATCGGCTGCCGCCTTCGCCTCCTCCTCAGCTTTAGCGGCCGCTTGTCTAGCCAACTCCTCTTCTGCCAACGCTTTCGCCAACGCCTCAGCATCCGCTGCTGCTCTTGCTGCTGCTTCCGCTTCCTCAGCAGCTTTTAATACTGCCTGTGCCATCGCCAACGCTTCCGCTTCTGCTTTCGCTTTCGCCTCTGCCTCTGCTGCCAGTTTTGCCTCCGCTTCTGCTGCCAGTTTTGCCTCTGCCTCCTTAGCGGCCGCTAACTCCGCTTCATGTCTAGCTTTTGCTTCGTTTTCTCTCGCTAAACGTGTTTCTACCTTTATTCTTTCTTCCAAAAGGTGATTCTGGGCTGCGAATTCGTGGGGCTGAAATGGACGGGATCCGCCATAGTGGTCACGGAAATGGTACGACATGGCCGCACGTCTTTTAAAGTAAGCACTTGCGTTCATTCTAGTTAATGAATATTTTTTTGTTTACGAGATTTTCTGCGTCTAGTCTGTCGTCTGCGTTTACCGCCCGTTTTAGTACATAGTTTGCTAAATCGCAAATCACCACCCAGTGATTTACCCTTATCACCGTAATTGGGCGAAAAGGAGGACGCTTTTATTTCATACATTCCATTCGGTATAATTTGGTCCACTATCTGTTTAAAAATTATATCTCTAGCGCCCCCGTTATTTGTTAAAATTATTATATGAATTCCGCTATTTACTACATCAGCCAACCAATCGGTAATCATTTTGAAGCGTTTTTCACCTCCTAAGTAAAAAACGGCAACATCTAGTGGGTTAATATAAAGTTGCTTCAAAAGATTTTCTCTTGGTGAATTTTTGTAAAATATACCGACCTCTTCATTTCTTGGCAAATCAAGACCGTCAAATTGTGTCAGGGTCTGGTCCCAATCCAACAGCAAAACCCGATTACCACTTGTACTTTTCGCCCATGAATAATAAGTATTGATATCCTCTCGTGTTATGCCCGATTCGGGATGATATTTCGGTATAATTTTGAAATGTATTAAATACGAAATGAATCCATTTTTCTTCTTTTGATTATTAGAATTATTATAGGTCGGTTCATCGTACAGAGAATCCATTAAATCTTTTAATGGTCCTGGTGTCAAGGTTCTGGACCTCATAGGTAAGTTATTTTGCGGATAATAGGTAAAAGATTTATAGGAATAATTTACCGTTGAAGGAGTGTCACTCACTTTTACCAGGGTCACTCCAGGACATTTCGCTTTGACATCGTCAAGGTATCCTTGGTCGTTGTCAAAAAAAATAGCAGCATCAAATGCCATTCCTATTCTTTAGAAAGTTTTATCGTTCACTAATCATCAAACGCTGTTTGAGTCTGGCGTGAGCGGCCGAATGGTCTACATCCCTCGCCGCCAATCGTTGCTGTCTCTGTAACTCTGCTGCTTCTCGTGCCTGCTGAAAGGCACTGACGGCACGGGATTCCTCCTCCGACATCGCAGCCGGTGCGGACTTATACGCACGCTCCGCTTCCGCCATATTTGTAGGTCGTCCATCTAGGCTAACTCCTGCGATTTCTTGACTAAAGGTGGAGCCTTCACTATAGGCGTATTTTAGGTCTGTGTACGCTATTCCGCCTGAGGCACCAGAAATCGCTGTGTTTAACTTTGTGTACTGGTCGGGTCTGGCTGCTCCCAATTCGGTGCCAAATCCAGGGGCTAAAATCATCTCCGAAG